CGCGACAGAGAGGACGCGGGTAGAGGCCCGCCTCTCGAAATGGCTTCTTGCCGATGAGATCAGCACCGATGACGGCACTCGGTCCTCTGGAAACCAGAGCACCAAGGCGTCGCCGGACACTGATCCCAACGGCAAGACCGCGTCCCGTGTATCCGAGGCCACCCACCTGCACCGGAAGATGCAGGCGGGGATCCTTCACGATCCACGGGAAGCGGCTCTTCATGACCCTCTCCATCCGGCGCAACCAGAGGTTCTCAAGCCTCTGGTCCGCCTCCACCGGCGCCCGAAGGGCCGGAGGAGGGATGGAGGGGGGATAGAAGAGAGACATTTCATCTTCGACGTACATTCTTGGAAGGGCGAGAACCTCACAGGCAGTCCACGAGTGGTCGGCCCGGAAGGTCTTCTCCCTGTTGAGCGAAGCACCCACGGACGACACACGTGCGGCGTACAAATCGAGCTCAGAAGAGCCCGGTTTGTAGCGACCGACCGCGTCATCGCCATGAGTGATAGCTCGACTAAACGCACTGGTGGCCCAGGCGTTTACCCAAGAAAGCACGACGAAGCTGAGAGGCGTGCCCATCGGACTCCCTCTGAGGAACGACCCTTCACCGATCTTGTCACCAAGATCGGGGAAGCTCCAAGTCGCTCCTCGTTCCAGACCGAGGGATCGCAGCGACATGGTCAAATCCGCAGGACGGATAAGACCACGGGCTGCGAGACCTTCGACGACTACCCGGACTGCCGCATGGGAGAGACCGTCCGTGGCCTTGGAAAGATCCAAGGACGCGAAGCGGCGTCCCTTACGGTAGTGAAGACCCCCGGGAATCTTACGGGACTCGCCGTCGATACGCCAGTGGTTGGGAGCCAACCAGCGCAGCGACGAACGGGTCCAGCTTCCTTCTACAAAGGTCAAGCAGTCGGGGACACCAACCACCCGAACCTTATAGCCGGGAGCTCTGAGCGCGGTTGCCTTCATGCCAAAGGGTTTCCCCTGAGACCTGAGGTACAGCAACCCCGCGCAGCGATACGATTCCCTCAGGTCTTCAGCAACTCCGACACACGGCCGCAGGACCACCGATGCCTTCCTAAGACAGAAGGCGCCGAGAGAGTCCCCAGCGTAAGCGTGGAAGGAAGATTGGGTCGCCCCAATCTCCTCACACGTGTGTCCGAGATGCTCCAGGTAGCCGTCGATCCCGCCTCGAGTGGCAGGCCACTCGAGACAAGACGAACTGGAAGAGGGAAGCCGCCTTGGATGACGGAGGACTCCGGTGCCACTCACACCTGGTGTGAGGGCAACGAAGCTCCGAAGGGAATCCAGTGCGGCAGCCGATGTGGGAAACTCTGCGCTCGCGATCAGCTTGGCAGCTTGGAGGTGCCGGACACACTCCCGGAGGGGAGGTTCCGGCAACGACCTCGAGAGCCGAGTGAAAGCGAAGCCGTCCTCGGG